GTGTGCTAAATCGAGCAGGTCGCACAATCCGAGCAGCACAAGAATTAGAAAAAGCAGCTGAGTTATATGCCAAAGAGCCAGTTCCAACAATGGTGCTTAAATCAAATGGCACAAACTTAACTCCAGAGCGAATTACAAAACTTTTAGAATCTTGGAAGGTTGCCAGAAACACAAGAGCAACTGCATTCTTGAATGCTGACGTTGAATTAACTGCACTTGGCTTTGATCCACAAAAATTGCAATTGAATGAAGCACGTCAATACCTAGCAACAGAAATTGCAAGAGCAGTTGGCATTCCGGCATCTTTTGTGTCTGCTGAAACTACCAGCATGACATACAGCACGACTGTTATGGAACGCAAAGCCCTTATTGATTTCAGTTTAAGAAATATCATAACTCCGATTGAGCAAAGATTATCAGCTGCTGATTTTGTGCCAAATGGCGTTGAAGTTCGCTTTGACATTGATGATTTTCTAAGAGGCTCAGCATTAGAGCGTGCACAAGTTTACGAGATCCTAAACCGAATCGGTGCGATGAGCATCGAACAAATACAAGAGGAGGAGGACTTAATCCGATGAAGATTAGTTTCCCAATTACCCTGACCGCAGCTGATAGCAACAAGCGCACAATATCTGGAAAGATAGTTGCTTGGGATGAGGCTGGCAACACATCTGCTGGAAAGACAATTTTTAGCAAAGACAGCATCGATTTCTCAAAGCCAGTTAAGTTATTACTAGAGCACGATCACACACGCCCAATTGGCAAATTACAAGACATCACAGCTGACGATCAAGGCATTCAAGCAACCTTTAAACTTGCAAAAACTTTTGCAGCTGATGATGCTTTAGAAGAAGCAGCCACAGGACTTCGTGATGGTTTTTCAGTCGGCATTCTTGTTGATGCTTGGGATAACAAAAATGGAGCGATGGTCATTACTGCATCAACCCTAAAAGAGGTTTCATTAGTTTCAGAGCCTGCAATTGATTCTGCAAGAGTTTCAGAGGTAGCAGCAAGCGAAACACCAGAAACACCAGAGAATTCCGAAGCAACCGCTGCGGAAGAACAACCACAGGAGGACACAGTGTCTGAGATTACTTCAGAAGCCCCTATCGCAACCGAAGCGGTAGAAGCGGCAAAATCTGAGCCAGTGGCAGTTAGTGCAGCAACACCAGTTGCTTACACAAAGCCACGCTCACCAATCAATAGCAAAGCAACATACCTAGAGCACTCAGTTCGTGCAGCACTAGGAAATGACGACAGCAAGATGTACGTTCGTGCAGCTGATGACACAACATCAAACAACGCAGGACTTATCCCAACTCGCCAATTGACAGAGATCATCAACCCACTTTCAAATGCAGATCGTCCAGCAGTAGACAGCGTTTCTCGTGGAGTTCTTCCAGATGCAGGTATGTCTTTTGAAATTCCTAAAATCACAGCAGTACCTGTGGTTCAAGAGGAGACAGAAGCAGATGCAATTATCGAAACAGGCTTAACAAACAACTTCTTAACTGTAAACGTAAAGAAGTACGCTGGAGCACAAACTTTTTCAGTAGAGTTGCTTGATCGCTCATCACCAGCATTCTTTGACGAGTTAGTTCGTCAAATGGAGTTTGCTTACGCAAAGGCAACAGATGTTGCAGTAATCGCTGGCTTAGTTGCTGGCGGAACAGATGGCGGAAACCGCACACTAGATGCAGCTGGACTTCTTGACTTCGTGTCAGATGGATCAGTTTCAATCTACAAGAACACACTTGGAACAGCAACAAACATTCTAGTTTCACCAGAGCAATTTGGTGCAATTATGAACCTTGCTGACAATGGCCGCCCAATTTACCAAAATTTAATTGGCAACCAAAATCAAGGTGGAAATCTATCTGGTCAATCACTTGGCGGAAACTTACTTGGATTAAACCTACGAGTATCACGCAACATGGCAGTTGGCGCACCAACAGCAGATGATTCACTTTGCTTGATCAATCCAGATTCATACACATGGTACGAGTCAGCACGCACACGTCTACAAACAAACGTTGCGTTAAACGGACAGATTGAAGTTGCATACTACGGATACGGCGCACTTGCCACAAAAATAGGCGCAGGCGCATACCGATTCATGGTTGCATAGTCTAACAATCCAATAAGTGCCGGGGGTTGCTCCCGATCTCCGGCATCTTTGTAATGGGAGTTAAGGAGATGACATGCCAACAATTATTACTGCCAGTGAGTTAAGAGCAGTGCTTGGCGTGTCATCTGCCTTATATTCAGACAGTTATTTAAATGAAATAATTGATACCGCAGAAGGCGTGATCCTTCCAATGTTAGTTTCATTCAAGAGCCCAATTCAAGAGGCCAGTCTAGAAGCAAACGTAGCAACATTCACAACTTTAGGCATTCATGAATTTACAGAAGGTCAATCAGTAATAATTACAGGATGCGGAACACCTTACAATGGCACACGCACAATCTTGGCAAATAATCTTGGACAATATACATTCTCATGCGCCATTACAAACGCAGATGTGGCGAGCGCAAATATCATCCCATCCGGAGTTGCAACTTTATCTTCAGCATCAACTTATGTTGGCAACCAACCAGTTCGCTCAGCCGTATTCGTAGTTTCTTTAGAAGTATTCCAATCTCGCCTTGCAGGAGGAGGTCAGATTGAGGGCGTAGATTTCACAGCAACACCTTTTAGAATGGGCAGATCATTATTCAATCGGTGCGTTGGAATTCTAGGCGCATTTATAGATGTTGAAAGCATGGCTCAATAATGTCATCGACAATCCTTTCAACAGTTAGACAACCACTTGCCACAGCACTTGGCACAGTTGCTGGAAATGTTTACAGTTTCGTTCCTGAGTCCGTAATACCCCCAGCAGTGGTTTTGGTTCCAGATTCGCCGTACCTTGAATTAGAAACAATTAGCAAATCTTTAGTTCGCACAAAGATTAATATGACGATTTCAGTCGCAGTTGCCTATAACTCAAATCCAGCAAGCCTGGACAATATCGAGCAACTTATTATGAGTGTTCTCAAGGTAATTCCATCAGGATATATCGTGAGTTCGGTCGAAAGACCAACAATTACACAAGTTGGAGCATCAACGCTGCTTATCGCAGATGTTCGAGTTTCTACCTACTACACACAAACCGCATAAGGAGAAATCATGGCAACCGTAGTTATTACCGGTCGTGATGTTTCGTTGTCTTTCACAGGTGGAACAGACATCGAAGCACAAGCGACAAACGCAGTTCTAACCAAAGAGTTTGATCGTCAGACTTACCAAACACTTGATGGTGAGGCTTACAAAGTGGTCAATTCAACTGGATCATTCCAGTTAGATATGTTGGCAGATTGGGGCAAGGCTAACTCAGTTTGCGAAGCACTTTGGACTGCTTGCGACACAGCACCAAACTCTGAAATCAGCATTACACTTACAGCTGCAACTGGCGCAGTATTTGTGTTTCCAGTATTGCCAGTTTACCCAACCGCAGGTGGCTCAGGAGTAGATGCTCAAACAGTATCTTTCACATTCCCAGTCGCACGTGGTGAAGTTGCTGAAACCTTCAGCTAAAGAATAAAACGGGAGCAAACAAAATGAAATTACCAATAACAATTGAATACAACTCAGGAGAGCAAGCCACTTACATAGCCCAACCTCCTGAGTGGGCGAAATGGGAGAAGCAGACAGGAAACACGATTGGACAAGCCAAAGAAAAGATTGGCATGTGGGATCTTATGTTTTTGGCTTATCATGCCCATAAGCGTGCAATTGCTGGAGACAAACCAGTCAAGCCAATGGATGCCTGGATGGAAACAGTTGCCGATGTAATTGTCGGTGATGCGGATGACCCAAAAGTCATCCAGAAGGAAGCGTAAGCCGATTACTTATTGCGGTGGCAATAGCCACCCATATACCAATGAGTGAATGGACAAGCGCAGAAGATTTATTAACTGCAGTTGAGATTTTAAAGGAGCGAGGATAATGGCTAATGATTCCAAAATTGCCTATGACAAATCCGACCTCCGGGATGTTTACAAAGCGTTCAAACTTATGGATGATCAAGCAACGGATGAAGCAAGAAGGCAGTCTGCTGCTTTGGCGTATTTTGCATCAGAAGAAATTAAGGCTGCAGCTAGAGGCAGAACGAAGTCAGGCGAAGTTGCGCAAAGAGTTGCGGACGGAGTTAGCATTTCGAAGTCAAGCAAAATCGGTGAATTTAGATATGGGTTTGCTAGACAAAAATTTTCAGGTGGTGCTACTACACAAACGCTTTGGGGCGGTATTGAGTTTGGATCAAACAGGTTTAAACAGTTCCCAGCGTTTTCAGGGCGAGCACCTGGCGGTGGCAGTCGTGGATGGTTCATATACCCAACTCTTCGCAGAATTCAGCCTGAATTAGTAAACAAGTGGCAGGAATCATTTGAGCGCATTCTTAAGGAGTGGACATAATGGCAAGAGATAATCGCACGTTAAAGTTATCAATCCTTGCCGATATTGATGATCTTAAAAAGAAACTAGATCAAGCCGATGATACAGTTCAAAAGAGTTCAAGCAAGATTGGCGACTTTAGCAAAAAGGCTGCATTAGCATTTGCAGCTGCTGGAATTGCAGCGGCAGGTTATGCCAGCAAATTAGCCATTGATGGCGTTAAAGCAGCAATTGAAGATGAAGCTGCACAACTTAGGTTAGCCAACGCCTTAAAGGCTGCCACAGGCGCAACAGATGCCCAGGTAAAGGCTACTGAAGCCATGATCCTCAAGACATCTTTAGCAACAGGTGTTGCAGATGACCAACTTCGTCCGGCCTTACAAAGATTAGCAGTATCTACAAAAGATACAATAGAAGCCCAAAAGTTGTTATCCCTTGCGTTAGACATCAGCAAAGCATCAGGCAAAGATCTTGAAACAGTAGCCAATGCTTTAGGTCGTGCCCAGGATGGAAACGCAACTTCATTAGGCAGATTAGGACTTGGCTTATCAAAAGCAGAATTAGCCACATTATCATTTACAGAGATCCAGGCTAAGTTATCTGATCTTTATGGTGGCGCAGCAGCAGCAAATGCTGAAACATTTCAGGGCAAGATTGATCGTTTAAAAGTAGGATTTGATGAAGCCAAAGAATCACTAGGTGTTGCTTTATTGCCACAAGTGGAAAAATTTATTACCTTTTTGAACGATGTAGGTATTCCAGCATTAAACGATTTTATTGCAGGATTAACTGGAGACGATAGTTTATCGTCAGCCTTACAAGAAACCGGTTCAGGTTTTTACAAATTTGGAGTTTATATTGAAGCAGTTGCTGGAAACATTAAGGGTTTTATCACCTTAGTTAGAGAAGCAATTGGAGTATTAGTAGAATTTGCAAATCAAGGAATTAGGGCCGTAAACATAATCAATCCAGGCGCAGATATTGGTTATATTCCAAATCCATCACTTACAGGAAAAATGCTTGGTCAAACACCTAGCGTGCCAACACCTACTGCTTTGGATAGAAACCCAACGGGCAGAATAGTTAATAACATTACAGTTAAAGCAGTAGATTCAGAAGGCGCAGCCAGAGCAGTTGCAAAGGTATTAAATCAATCATCTGCCAGATCAATCCCAGCACTAGATCCAGCAAGCATTAGACGACTTCAATAATGAGCAACTTTACGCCTGAATGGCGATTGCTGGTTAATGGCGTTGATTATTCAAACGTAGCAATCTCAGACATATCTCACGCATCTGGCCGAGATGATATTTATATCCAGCCAAACCCGTCATACATGGAAATTGCTTTAGTTGCTTTAGAAGATGAAAACTATGTCTTTGATGTTAATGATTCTTTAACGCTACAAGTCAAAGACAGCACTGGCACATACACAACTCTCTTTGGTGGCAATATCACAGACATAACCACATCGGTCAGCAGCACAGGATCAGTTGGCAAGGTTTACTCATACAACCTAATTGCTATGGGTTCCCTTGCTCGATTGGCTAAAACAATCAGTGAAGGCGTATTAACATCAGAATTTGATGGAGATCAAATTTATACTTTGCTTACAGAATTCTTATTGGGTGATTGGATTGGGGTATCAGCTGCACAAACATGGGCAACTTACGATGCAACAACCACATGGGAAACTGCTGAAAATCTAGGACTTGGTGAGATCGATCAACCTGGTCAATATGAAATGGTCAATCGTGGATCATCTACAGATACCATTTACAACATCGCTTCACAAATAGCCAATTCAGCCTTTGGATATTTATATGAAGATAACGCTGGCAACATCGGATATGCAGATGCAGACCATCGCCAAAACTATTTAGCTGCCAATGGCGCAATTGAAATTTCAGCAAATACAGCAATCGGAGCAGGTTTAACTACAACAACCCAGGCTGGCAATATCCGCAACGATGTAGCCATTAACTATGGAAACAATTTTAATGACCTAGAAGTGGCTTTAGATGCTACAAGCATTTCCATTTATGGCTACAAATCAGAAACCCTAAACTCAAGCATCAAGAATCAATCAGATGCAGAAGATATTGTTAATAAATACTTAAGTCTTAGAGCCTATCCTTACCCAGTATTCGACAGCATTACATTTCCAATTACTAACCCAGAATTAGACGATACAGACCGAGATCACCTTTTAAACGTGTTTATGGGTCAACCACTGACCATCACCGATTTACCGCCTCAAATAGCCTCTGAGGGGCGTTTTCAAGGGTATGTAGAGGGTTGGTCATGGAGCACGTCATTCAATGAGTTATACCTGACGATCAACCTCAGCCCAATAGAGTTCTCAGCCGTATTCCAACAATGGAATGAGGTCAATGCCTCCGAAGCATGGAACACATTATCAGGTACAATTACCTGGCGAACAGCGATAGGAGTAATTTCTTAACATGGCAAATACCACCAATTACAATTGGGAAACCCCAGACGATACTGATCTGGTTAAGGATGGCGCACTTGCCATTCGCACTTTGGGTTCTTCTATCGATACGACCACCAAAGCGTTAAATCCAGAAACAACAACAGGCGATATTGCTTACCGATCAGCTACTGCAAACACCAACACAAGATTAGCACTTGGCACAGCAGGTCAAGTTCTTAGGGTTAACTCTGGCGCAACTGCTCCAGAATGGGCTACAGCTACTGGTAGTGGATTGACCTTTATTACTGGAACAACATTTTCTGGTGTTTCAGGTTTTAGTTTGCCAAATAATAGTTTTTCTGCAACCTACGCAAATTATCGAGTAATTATTGCTATTGATAGCACAGCCAGCATGGCTGGCACAACCATGAACTTTCGCATACGCATGAGGGCTGCTGGATCAGATAATTCAAGTTCAAATTATTACAACGCCCGATGCGTTTATTACACAACTTTCGTTGCAGGTCAGGGTGGCTTAGAAGATGCGTTTTACTGTGGAACAGCATACGAAGGCACAAAAGGCTTTTTAGTCGCCGACATTATAAATCCATTTGCATCTGTATCAACACAAATTGCGGCAAAGGCTCATGGAAATCAAGGCAGTCTTGCAATATCAACAGAAAATAATTCAGACATGACAGTAAGTACTTCTTATGATTCACTCAGTTATTCAAGTGTCAATGGAACAATTACAGGTTCATACAAGGTCTATGGTTATGCCAACAGTTAAGGAGAAAGTAATGACACGACCAATGGTACAAATTGGTAATGAAGTTCGACCGATGAATGATGCGGAATTTGCTCAACATGAAATTGACCAGGCGAGTTTAGCGGCTAAAAAAGCCGAGGCAGATGCTAAGGCTGAGGCAAAGGCTCAATTGCTTGTCCTC